AAGATACGAATCTGATTCATATCAAACTTCATCTCATCCCAAGGATACTCCTCAAGGATGTACTGGTTGTTGTAACGTGTCTGTCCATAGACAGGAAAGTTTTCCAACTCTTTATGAGTTTCCACAAAGTCACGGGCATCTTTGATCGTACCCTGAGGAACAGGGCGAACACGTTTGCCATCAAGTGTCTTCCACTCAGAAGGTTTCTCAGTCGGAAGAAAAAGAGTTGGATTATACTTTACACGATTACTAAACTGCCTGCCATGATCATAACCACGAACAAGAATGGTGTTGCCAGACTGTTGTACACTTGTGTAGAATTTCATTCAGGTTTAATCAGGTCATAATAAATTGCCAACGTATTGGCATCTGGTTCAACGACAAGAGAAATGTTTGCTGATCGGACAACCAGCTCTGTCTCGTCAGTGAACGGAGGGAACGGCACAACCCCATCGGTTGTAACCTCACACGGATATTTTAGCACACAGTCGGGATCCCCGAACTCAGCATCGGGGATCTCTTCAATCTCTGCCACCAACCAATACCCGTCGAAACGGATCAGTTTCGTCATACTACTTCCACAGGAGAAGGAGCGACAGTAGCGGTGGTATCAGCGCCTACGCCAGCGTTGTCAGGGACTCCAGCGCCTCCTACAGCGGCAGCAATGTCTGCTTGCTGCTGTGCCAAGGCATCACCACCTTGAGACTGCTGCTGGGCATCCTCAATTTCCTTTTGCTTCTCCACTTTAGCAACATAAGCAGCTGCCAATCCTTCATCAGGTGTTCCCAATGTCATCACAACATCATATGGGATACGATAGGATACTTCCTGGGAGAAAGGACACCACTTAGCATACTTAACTTGAAGATCAGATGTTTCGTCAAGGGTCTCAGCATTAACAAGAGTTAGTTCATAAGGATAACTCATAACCAAACAAATACCTTTACGCTCTTCACCTTCACCTTCAAATGCTTCTTGAAGGAAGGTAATAATTTTTTCACCAGACTTCAAGACCACAATAGATGGGCTGAGTCGTTCTTCGGTCCTTGTTTCTTCACTCATTTTTGGTTCCTCGCTAGTCGTTCTTTCATGTATTCGTTGAATGTTTCCTCATCCAAAACTGGATAAGTTTGTTGAACAATATCGATATAAGTATCGAGCACTTCTGGCACTGGTTTGCCAATGGTGGTTACTTTATCGTAACCAACTTTGAATTCTGGATCAGAACTAAAGGGACTGTATGGATAAAACTTAGTTTTAGGTTTTTCCTCAGGAGTACTTGGTTCTAATACAATCAAAGACATTGGCATGATGAAGTTAAAACAATCAGTTGTTTTATCATCAGTAGTCATGTGCTGGATTTTTGCAATTACATGCTCACCCGATACCATATGGATTATTCTGATTGGCAGGTTCATAGCAATTTAATCTCTTCAATATTATATCAAAAAAATACAGGTCTGACAAGCAGACCTGTGCCAATATTTATTCTGTCAGAAACTGTTGCTCGGACGGTCTCTCACCAATCTCGTATACAGTTCTCTTTTGATGTTCAGGTATAATTTTTTCTAACGAGATACAGAGCAGACCATCAGTAAAATCTACGTCCACAACTCTAACATCGTCAGCGAGTTGCTTAGTGAATGTGAATGATCTCTTTGACACTCCTTTGTGGAGGTACTCGACTTTAGGATCTGTTCCTGCATGCGTGGTGGCAACTCGGAGAATGTTCTGTTCAGTAGATACTTCAATCTCTTCTTTTTTAAAACCAGCAAGAGCGATTTGAACTTCGTAGTTACTAGCGTCATGTTTGACTAGATTGTAGGGAGGATAGTTTGTGTTATGACTGGTCATAGAATCCAGTCGGTGAAACATATCACTCAGACCTACAGCGTGGGGCAGATAGATATCCCAAGTATTTGTCATGGCGGTTCTCCTTTATTTAAGCGAGACAATAGTTGATTTGGACCCCGAAGGCGTCCAATATTATTTAACCAAGACAGAAAAAAACTGCTACGGTAATAACCGTAACAGTTTGTAGGGTGTTCCGACTTTTGTAGAGACCGCACGAAAGGTCTCGCTAGTATTTATGCTTCGGTTGGTTTCTTTCTACCGATGTTGTACTTACTTTCTAACGTCCACTCATCCTTTTCTTTGAAAGCAAGGACTTTAATTTGATTCAAAGGAGCTATGTCAGTAATAGCATTAGAGTCAGCTAAAGTAACTAGTCCCCAATCAGATAAAAGTTGAATGATTCTATTACGACGTTGTAGATCATTCAATGATAGATTTGTACTTTTTCCGTCAAGAGCAAACAACTCCTTGAAATGTACAATGTAATACTTGCCTTGCTTATGTAAAATGTGGCAAGATTGATATAACTTACGTTCCTTTCTAGAAGCAACTCCAATTCTAGTAAGCGTTTCTCTCACCTTAAGGAAGTCATCTGGTTGTCCAAGTGACACTTCTACCATATCGGTAGGTTGCCATTGGACTTCAATATCATTGGTCATTTCATGCCACCTTTATTCAATACTTTTCTTATATAATCAAGGTCCTCTTTGGTAAGAATTCGTACTGCTTCTAGTGCTTTATTATGACTGTAACCATAATATTGCTTGACCAGTTCAAGCTCTTCAAGAGTATCTTTTCGTAACCAAGGAGTGAAACGTTTCCTAGGTTTCAAACTATTTATAAAAAAATCATATTGAAGTTTCTTGTCGAGATGAGGATTCTTGTTCATCTCGTTAGCATACAAGATTGTATCAGTGAAAGATGACAGACACTTATTTACAATAAAAGGCGGATACTTTTGCTCCGCATTTGGGTCATCAATAAGAACGTTTTTCTTGGATTGATTGATGCTGTAGAGATAATCTTTGAGTTCCATTATTTAAATACGGCGGTCACGCCCATCACTTTAGCGTTAGGGTTACGTGCCAGGGCAACCTCCCTAGCTTCTTCATAGTTACGAGCAATGACAGTCTCGGTGAAGACTTGTCCAGCAACGTAGAGTTTGACTTCACATTTCATAGTTGGTTAGGACGAGTTCTTTTCGTGACGCTTGATCTGTATTATAACTGCCCACGCTCCTCATGGTGTAAGTGTGTGCAAATTCTGCTACTGTCCACCCCTTGAACCTCTCACGAATAAGCTGAGACGAGTTATAAGATACGAGTTGAGGACCGATAAAGCGATCACAGCTACTAGCAAACCCATCGTGATCGAATCCTTTGTGCATGTTTCCACGCTTACCATATAGATTGGATCCAATTTCGTAGGGGGGATCAAGGTACGTAAAGGTGTTTTTGTTATCAGTAAAGAGTTGTTCATAAGACTTATTAGTAATTTTCCAATTACCAATCAATGCCTGGTAATCAGTCAGTTTTTCAATTCCATTGAGGGAGAAGTTACTGTCACTGGCTGACTTGGAGAATGACGAAGACTCAGTAAGACCAGAAAAGCTACACTTGTTAACAACGTAAAAAGAAACAGCACGCCATATACTTTCATTATATGGAGGGAACTTGCTAGTAGTGGGGGACCCTGAAAGATATTCTTTAGCATCCAGAAAGAGTTGCTTTGCTGAAGCGGGGTCAGGGTGCCTTTGTTTAAGTTGGAGCAGGATGTCCTTAATTTCATGTCCGTGATCCTGGAGTTCTCTCCAAAAATTATACAGTGGTTCGTACAAATCGTTGACCCAGATGTCCAAATGAGGATATCTCTTGGTCACTTCGAGTGCCATAGAACCACCTCCCAAGAATGGTTCACGATATTCTTTATACTCTTTGAGGTCTGGGATATATTGAAAGAGTTTACTCAGGGCACGACTCTTCCCCCCTGGATACCTCAAGGGTGTCTTCAATGATTTCATAGTTTGGGGCATGATATTTAAGGTATTCCCAAAAGGTTAACTTCAATTGTTTCTGTGTCATACCACAATGAGCGGCAGCAGCAGGTAGATTCATTGTAGCATGAAACAACGCTTCATGTGCTTCTGCTACATTTTCTGGTGTAGTTTTAACTGTCATTTAAATTCGGCATTAATCATAGCATTCCTAACTCTAGGATCTGTTTCCGTTTCAATAAGAACTTTAATTTGTTCTCTTCTTGCTTGTTCGAATACAGCAGCTGCTTCTTCTGGTGTATTAAAATACCCAAGTGCTGTTCTCTTACCACCAATAGGAGTAATCTGAGTACGATATGGTTTTTGTTTAGTACCTTCTCTATATCTACTGTTTATAGTAACTCCTCTCGGCAAAGAACCACCACCATGTTTTTTGACTTTGAACCAGGCATTAACAACAGGTCGAACCATTAAGCAAGTGTCTGGTCCATAATGTTTGTTACCAGGAATCAAAAGATCTTTGTCGATCTCTTTGTTTTCAAAGTCATCCCATTGTTCAATCCACTCTTTAAATACAGAAAGTTTAAACCACACTGGATCCAAGGTACAGTCAATGTACTGTTCTTTTCCTGTTGTAGTCAACCACTTCATGTCTCTTTTATCAGTTCTCCTGATAATACCAGCCCAGGTTCTCCATGTTCTTGTTTCTGTAAAGTAAGGAATCATAACGTCATTAATTCCAACTCCATAAACAGGTCTACGAAGTTCTGGACGGGGACCAGATTTCCCAATGACAGGAGAAGAATCTCCTCTTGCCACTTCATGAAAATTGCCCCACTTATCTACATATCCGTTTGGATATTTTTTAACATACTTACTCATTTGAATTCACAACTCATCATGATCTCAGTCAGACATGCCAGAAGATTGATCTCTTGATCAGGAACAATATGGATGTCCCTAGAATACTTAGCAATAATTAGAACTGCTTCTGGAATAGATGATGACTTAAGTTTGTCATAAAGTACATCATAGAGTTTTCTCATCACGGTAGTTGGGTCATTGTTGATATTGTCAACAACCCACTTCCTAACAATAGTAAACTCACGATTCTTTAGCGAAGCAACCAGACTGTCAATATTGACATCAGCCACATCAGCAAGAATAGCAGAGTTGATTGCCCCAGAGGCAGCATAACGCTGACACTCATTAATAAGACGACGCCAATCAGGATAAAATCTTTTGACAACCTTAGCGAGAACCTTGTCCTCGTATTTAACTTCCTGTTCATCCAAGATCTCCTTCAATCGAACAAAGAACTGTCCCTGAAGGTGTACAGCAGAATCACCGTTGATCTTGAAATCAACCACCGTACAGCGACTGTGGAGTGGTTCGATGATTTTGTTAGGGAAGTTACATGTAAAAATAAATCGACAGTTGTTGTGGAACTCCTCCACAGCGGTCCTGAGAGACAGTTGAACATCGTTAGTGGTGTTGTCTGCCTCATCGATGATGACCACCTTGTGAGCGCCTCCAGCGGTCAAGGAGACCGTTGTAGCGAACTGCCTCACACGGTTCCTCACAGTGTCTAGGAAACGACCCTCATCGGATCCGTTGATGACGATGTAAGAAGCACCGATCTCATCACACAGTGCCTTGGCAACTGTAGTCTTTCCAATACCAGCAGTTCCAGCGAGAAGCAGGTTAGGGATCTCTCCCTGTTCTACAAATCCATGGAAAGACTTTTTGATATTCTCTGGAAGGATACAGTCAGCAATTTTAGTGGGACGGTACTGTTCAACCCAAAGAAATTTTTTCATAATCAAGGCTCTAGAGCAATATAGTATACAAGATCGAGATTGGTGTGACGCCACTCGGTAATCAATTTGCTGGAGATCTTCACACTGTAGTCACCAGGGAAGAGCTTCAGATTCTCAACTTTCAAGAACAACTCATAGGCACCAGTAGAGGTTCCTTGAATTTCTTGAGTGTAAGCATTAGCAGTGTCATTCTCTTTGTCACACAGATTCAGGTTGATAGTGCCATCTTCCGTAGATACAAAAGAAAGATCGGGAAGACTATAAACAGCAGATGCTTTTTGAAGTTGAACCAGATCTTCAGAAGATAGGGAAAACTCCATGTCAGCACTAGGAAAACGAACGTCACGTTCTGGAGCAGACTTCAGGGTGATCTCAGGATCGGAGAAGTAATACTTAGCAGAGCGACGACCACCACGAATAGTGACATACTCATCGTTGTCAAAGTTAAGACCAGGATCTTCAAAGAGAGACAGACCCATCAGGAACTGACTCAAGTCATAGATACCACAAGTCCTAGGAAACGTTTCGGGAGATGTATACTGAGCAATCATGTTCTCACCGACACTGATTGTCTTCAACACATTGCCCTCACGAATCATAATAGAACTATTGATCGTAGAGAAGTTCTTCAGAACAGAACTAGTTTGGGGCGTAAGTGTAAGTTGACTCATCGATTAGGATACTCCTCAGTAACGTTGGTTTTGTCAGAAAAATGTAGTAGGAGCAAAGCGTAGTGTAGGATCTTAATAATATCACGACGGGCAGTGCCTTTCTTATCATAGCGAGAAGCATACTTCAGAATATTGCTACGGCAAAATGCCTCAGCATCTCCACATGCTTCAATCAGGTCTAGCGTTTGAATACTGTCGTTGCCAGAAGAATAATGCTGGTTGTATGTACCAGCAATGTAATCACGAAGCTCCTGTAGGAGCGTATCTTCATTATATTTGAAACTCATATTATTCAGAAAAGATGGTTTCCAATTGATCATGATAGCACTCAAATACTTTTCCGTCAATGCTTTGAACGTAAAGTTTGAGACCATCACCATCAAGGATTTTAACAGATCGACCGTCCTTGAGGACGGCAATACAACCACGGTAACCGTGGAACTCAGTGTCAGTTGTCATCAGATTCCTCCACTTTGTCGTCGATTTTCTCATAGAGAGAAAGGAACGATTCCTTAGTCTCATCATCGAAGCGATTGACACAAGATTGAATTGCCTTCATACGCTTGCCGAAAATCTTGTAAGCATTGACGATGTGTACCAGACGACGGGTGCTGATAATCTCATCGATGCCACCCTCATTAAAGGTCTTACGGATGATGTCTGCCCAGTCAACCAGACGAGAAACAAACTCATCATCAGAACAGATCTTACTGAGAATCTTTGCCTCAACAGAAGGGGTAGGATATTCCTGCTCAAAAGTCATAGCGAAACGCTCAAGGAATGCTTCATTGAGAACGTTAGTGCCGATAAAGCGACCATCATCAGAACCCTTGCCCTTGGTGTTGGCAGTGGCAATGATGTTGAAACCAGAAGCAGGTTGAATGTACTTACCAGTCTTCTTCAAGAAGACACCCTTACCTTCCAGAATGCTCTGGAGACACATGATCTTGTTAGATGCCAGGTCAACCTCGTCTAGAAGCAGCACAGCTCCCCTCTCCAGAGCTTCGATAACGGGTCCATTGTGCCAAACAGTGTTGCCATCAACAAGACGGAAACCACCAATAAGATCATCTTCGTCGGTTTCAATGGTGATGTTCACACGAATCAACTCCCTATTTAGGGTGGCACATGCTTGCTCAACAGAGAAAGTCTTGCCGTTTCCTGACATACCAGTGATGAACACAGGGTAGAAAATGCCAGAGTTGATGATCTTCTTCACGTCAGTGAAGTTACCGAACGGGACAAAACCGTCATCTTTCTGAGGAACGAGGTTACGATCTTCCCGTTCAGGAGCAACCATTTCTTCCAGTTGCTCACGTGCTTCTTCAACGGTCAGGTTCCACTTACCACGACCAGTTTTATAGGGTTCCATACGGTTAACGATAGTAGCATAAGAATAACCCATGTGATCAGCACCTGCCTTGAGAGCAGCGGTGCCAACCTCAGTGCCAAAGTTCTCTTCGATGTAAGCGAAGAGTTGAATCATGTCGATGTGAGCGAGACGGGGCATTGTGCTTTGTTTGTTGATGTAGTTATTGTAGGGCAGAGTGGGGCAGAGTCAGGGGCAGAGTGGACAGTTCAAGAAATGACTGTGGCAAAGGAGGACAGGATCTTTTTGTTGACAGTTTTGTTCTTGAGCATGGAACGGAATGACTTGCTGATAGCAGTCTTCTTAGCACCTTGTTCAACATCAAATTCAGTGTTAGCAGAAAGAGTGGTGTTGGAGATCATGTACAAAGAATCATAGCCAACATTCTGGTTGAACACCCAGTTCTTCTGCTTCCTCCACTTCTTGATAATGTCTTCAGACCAGTTCATATATCCCTGAGAAGAACGATGGAGATATCCAAAGTCATTGCCATTACCAATTCGGAACCCAATCAGATTGACTTGAGGGAAGTTATCTTTAAGGTTTTCCAGCAAGATAGTAGTAACACTATCCTTAACACTGTCATCAAAGTGACGGTAAACTCGTCCCAATTTACGATCACGAATGTGGCAGTTTCGTTGGCATGAACGATTGCCAATGTGACCACCTTCCATTACCACGTTGTAGTTAACATTAGCAGACTCACCATCAGTGAGAATACAAACGCTCACTTTCTGTGTCTTGGTCTCACGCTGGAACTGGGGAATGATTTTGTGGAGAGCAATAATGCTGTCATTCAAAGGAGTACCAGACAACTCCAGACCCAGAGGAATGCTGTACATAACACTAGAGGTAGTGTAGTACCTAGCGAGACGGAAAAGATTCCGACAAGCAGCATCCAAGTCCTTACTATTTACAGTGGACGTGAGGAAATTAAGGAGACCAAATCGCTTATGTGGGGAAAGCGTGTTATGAGCAGGAGTGTGGCAATACTCAAGTTGACGATATTCAATATCATCAGAAGAACTTCCCCCAAGGAAATCATGGTTCCACTCATAGGTGAAAGCATAGACTTCAAAAGGAATCTGGACTTTCTTACAGAACCAAACAAGGTTCATCAACTGCTTGATAGTATCCATCAGGTACGTACCCATGGAACCAGACCAGTCAAGGACAAAGATCATGCCATGATTCTTACCATCAGGAAGGACAGTAATCTTCTTAAAGACATCATCATTGTACTTGTAGGTGTGGAGTTTAGTGGTATCAAGCACACCAGTTTTGGATTGTCCTGCCCGAGCATAAGAGTCGGCAGACTTTCTCATCTCAAATTCTTTGACAAGGTAGTTGACTTCTTTCTGAGCACTCTTCTTGAAATCTTTGTAATCGCTATCAGATTCCTCGTAGATATCACCCCAGGTCTCTTGACGTGCTTCTGCTACTTTGTCGAAGAAGTTGTTCATGTAAGGAAACAAGTCATCAAACTTAGCAATCAGTTTGTTAGTGTCAACATCCTGAGGAAGTTCCAGATAAACAGGATCCATATGACGACTACGCTCAGCATTCAACTCTTCAGCAGCTTCATCAAAAGCACGCTGAGTCATTGACTTCTCTTCATTGTACTCGCCACCAGTGGGAGTAGAGTTTTCAACTTCAGTCTCACTTTGCTGTTCTTGATCACCTTCACCTCCTGGTTCAGAAGAATCTGAAGGAGTATCATCTTCCTTCTTTTCTTCAGCATCTTCGCTGGTAGCAACTTTGCTGGTCTGACCAGTACCTTCCTGTGCTTGAGCAGGAACGTCTACCTGCTGCTTCTCTTCTTGTTTCTGCTTAATGTAAGCACAGATCTCACGGCATACTGCCAAGACATCATCAAAGGTCTCACAGTCAGCAACCTTGTTTACCAGTTCAGTCTCAGTTCCCTTGGAGATAGGAACCCGAGCGTAAGCACCAACCTTGAAGTGAAGATTGATACGGTCAATGAAAGGCAGTTCTGCCACATCTTCATCAGCAATACCAAAGAAGTCCTGGTCATTCAGTTCCTGGTATCCGTTGTAAAAATCTTTAGAGAGTCCAGCATACTTACGCTTCATCAGTTTCTCGATACGAGCATCTTCAACAACGTTGATGAAGTCTTTGGGTACATCAAAGTCCCACTTATCAGACGGGGTGAACAGAGCATGTCCCACTTCATGTCCCACCAGCAGGTCATAGACGGTGCTGGATGCCTTGTCCCAGCGAGGGAGGGTCAGTACACGACGAAGCACGTCAAAACTAGCAGTGCTGACCTGGCGGTGCTCAACGACAAGGTTCTCGGTGGCGAGCAATCGTGCCAGATTGCCCTTGACTTCTTGGTTAAGCATTGAACTCTCTCTGTGTGTCCACATACTATAAAACCCCCGACGAGTGCCAGGGGTTTCCAGTGGACGCTTTATCAAGTGGTTTTGGGAGCGTTAGGTGGGATTGCCTTAGGAGTTCCATGGAGTTTCGCTAATGCCTTTTGAAGTTCGGGGGTATCTTCATACTCCCAGGTGTCACCAGATTTCACGACAATTGTTTTTTTAGTCATAGTAAGAGTCCTCTGCTACTTAGGTATTGAAGGGTTTCTTTCATGCTACCGATATGGTTGTAACCAATCGAGACTTGAGGGTAAGTTGCCTCTTGTCCAAACTCAGTACGAAACTGATATTCAGTAAAATGTTTTCCTAATTCATATTTATGAAAGTCACTCACATCTGGAAGTGCTTCCAGTAGAGCAGCCATACGTTCACATTCTTGATTGCCGTTACTGTAGATTACTGCCGTGCTCATACTCAATTACGATACGTTTGTGAATGTTTTTTTTATCTGAACAAGTATAATATTTTGCTGTGCCACCTAAGAGTTCTTCAATTTTTTCTACAAGATTACTAACAATTTGTTCGTTAGTTGCCTTACGCCAGTCACCCTTAACCATGGGTTCATTCTCAGTCACGTTGCCTCCAATCATCAGGTTTGTCTTGTTTGAACCAATCAACTATTTCGTCGGCACCACTAAACCCCGTTTTGTAATTAGATGGGTCGGGGTCACCTAGTCCCATCTTATTCATAAAATCATCCATGCTGCCCTCCTGGATGTC